AGATTTGTTCCTTCTGTTAGCGCTGTGGTGCTGTGATTAGAAATATCTGAAACTGTACCAGTTACGTTACCAGTAACATTACCTGTTACGTTTCCAGTTACATTTCCTGTTACGTTACCTGTTAAATCTGCTGTGATTGTGCCAGCGGCAAAATTGCCAGAACCATCACGCTTGACAACCTTATTAGCAGTATTTGCGGAGGTTGCTGTGCTGCCAATTAAATCGATAATATAATTTTGATCATCGACCTTCTTTGTTAATACATCAAAGCCATTTACGGTAGCGGTACTTCCTTCAACTACCAGGCCATTTTTTACTCTAAAATTTTTATTTACTGTTGCCACTCTGACAACCCCCTTATTTAAGCCTTAAGCGCAGTCCGCACAAATCTGGCTGTAACAGCCGAAGTTGTGGGGGTTACGCATAAACTAATTATACCTGAATTTACTTCAAATGTGATATTTGCTAAAGAATCTGAAGTATTTGATATGATGTTGGATTCCGATACATTTATATCGGTTCCATCATTCAATAGCAGGTAGTCAGATGAAACATATTCGCTACCTTTTGTTATTTGTAAGCTGTATTTAATTGTTCTATAGGCGCTGGCGGATACAGTATCTACCGTCGTCTTATTCTCTATGCCAGTTATGACTAAGTCATTATTGCCGTCAAGACCTAGTAATTCTAGTACATTTTCCGCATCTAAGCCATCTAGCTGAGATTGTATAGATGATATCTTGTAATCTAAGGATGTAGATACACCTGATCCATTTACGCCAACTTTAGCCTGTAAGGCTTCCAAGGCATCATTTACATTTCCATGTAGTGTTGCGTGTCCTGCTAAGCTATCTGTTGCTGCTGGATTAGATAAATTATCTAAACTTGCTGGGAAATTAGTTGCCAACTTCGCCTCCGTCTAACAACGTAGCGTTTGAAACAGAAACATTGTCATATGTTGAATTTGGAGCACCGCCATCAAGTCCTATTATAGCAGGAATTGTTTCATTAACAGACGCTTCATTATTAATATCTTCTGTGAAGTTAATTGTTTCTTGTATGTTTATTGTATGTACATCCCCATCGTATGCATGTGTATGCATGTAAAATGGGGTGGGATCGGTAGAACCAGGAGTTAAATCAACCCAAACTAAGCCATTATAAATTTTTATGTTTTTACTTGCTACATTAAAATAAACATCTCCAGCAGAGCCAGAAATAGGGTCTTCATCTAATGTTAGAAGATTTAATAATGATTTAAACTTACGAGCCACTATTAAACCCCTATCCGATTACTACTACTCTGTATTCTCCAGCTGAAGGTGCTACAGCAAATTTAATAGTTACTGCTGATGTTGATGTATGTTCAACATCTGCTTCTATTTGTGCATATGGAGAAGCAACTTCGTAGATTTGCACAACTACATCCTTTGTTCCTAAATTATGGGTTACTGTGTATGTTGTAGCTGATGTGCTAAGTGTAGCTTTATATTTCCTAGTGATTTCATGGTAATTTGTACCATCATTTGTTAATGTCCACTGATCGTCTGTTTCGTTCCACAAAACTTCTACATCTGCAGAAGCACCACGATTTACCTTTATTCCAGCATTGGATGAAGGAGCGTCAGTTACGTTAGTATTTAAAACAACCTTATTGTCAACAATATTAACTTCTGTTGTGCTAATAGAGTTAATTGTTCCTTGAACATCAAGGTTTCCGCCAATTGTTAAGTTACCAGTAACATTAACATCATCTGGAAGTCCAATTGTTACTGCAGAACTTTCAGAACCAGAACCAGATACTGTGATTTCTCCAGCTGTTCCAGCAATTGTAGCAACATAGTTGCCAGTTGTATCTGTACCTAGCGCTACGGAGTTTGGCTGAACTGTTGTTGTTATATCAACATTTTGTGTTCCATCAAAAGATACTGAACCAACTACATCTCCAGAAAGAGATATTGTCCTTGCAGTCTGAAGTTTGGCAGCACTTGCTGCATTACCAGTCATATTACCAGTTATATTTCCAGTAATTACTCCTGTTACCGTTAAGTCTGCATTAACTTGAACGTCATCATTAAATGTAGAGGTAGAATCAACATTTAATGTATTGTTTATATCAACAGCACCATTTAATGTAGTACCGCCACCTACTGTTAATGTGCTATCAAGTGTTGTAGCACCTGTCGCATCTAAGGTGCTATTTACTTGTACTGGATTATTAAATGTTGCAGTTCCGTTTACAGTTAGTGTATCCTGTAATGTTGAAGAACCATCAACATTTAATGTTGAATCTAGATCTACTGCACCAGTTACGTTTAGGGAGTCGTTAACTTGAAGTGGATCGTTAAGTGTTGTTTGTCCAGTTACTGTAAGAGTTCCGCCTACGGTAACATTTCCAGTTGCATCTAATGTTGCTGCATTAATATCTGTAACATCTAAGGTAGATGGTAAAGATAGAGTAGCATTTCCATTTACTGCTTTAGTTACTGTTATTTGATTTGATGTGCCAATAATATCAGCAACATCGTGTTTGTGATCTGCTCTTGCTACATAAGCTGATGTACCATGATCAACAGATTCACCAAATTTTAATCTAGTTGTGTAGTTTCCAGCACCAAAATCACCAGATGCTGTTAACCATTCGGTTCCATTCCAAAAATAAAGTAAGTTGTCGTTTGAATCGTAATAAATTTGACCAGTAACTGGGCTACTTGGAGCAGCTCCTAAGTTCTGGATTCTGGCATTGAGTAATTCGTTTTTATTTAGGTCAATGCTAACCAAAAATTTTCTTGCCATTATTCACTCCCTTTAAGACAGATGCGCTGTCCCTGAAAAAGGCTGTGCCATTTTCAATGTAATTGTATTAAGACTATTATAGTCTATTCCCGTTTCTAATATGTCGCCGCCGCTTGACTTTACTGTAACATTTGGATGGAAGCCCAAATTATGGTTTATTGCTACCGAATAAACTCCTAAAACTGGTCCAGTAACCTGAGCTAGCTCCCAAGAATGGGTCAGAGATATTTGCTTGTCTAGTATAAAGCTATTATTTATATTCCAGGTATTTGTATCAGAGTCTTTTGGACCCCAAAATCTAGTTGTTAGTTTGTCAAAATAAAAATCTCCTGGTACCCCTAAAGTGTTTGAAGGATTTCCTTCTCCACTTATAATAGTTCTTCCAGGTGCACCAGCAGCCCTAACTACAACTAAGGGGTTATTCTCATTAACAATTAATTTTGTTCCCATTAAATTGTGACTGCTCTATTGAGAGTCATATACCCTTCTAAAAGTCTTGTTTTATTAACACTTGGATCTATTAGTACCAAATCATATGCTGATTTGGGGTAAAACATTTTGCTTGTTCTATCGGCTGATATAGCTATAGATAGTTTTCCTTCAGTTGGGCTAATTACTATTCCGTCATCTTCTGTAAGTGTAAAAGCTAACTTTTTTCCACCCTGAATATCTCTTACTTGCATTTTAGCGGTATGGTTATTAAGCTGTATTGGATTCTCATCTTCATCCAGATAGAGAACCTCAAATGTAAAAGTTGAATTTTGATCAACCTCAAAATTTTTTTGTGCAGCCATTTATACCCCTAAAAAAGGAAAACTCCCATGCTTAATTTTAGCATAGGAGTAATCCTAAAACAGCATGCTTTTATATACTACTTAGTATATGAAACCTCGTAGGCTTCGTCAATATTGTCCCCCACGTTCTCAGATCCCGTACAGTTAGTATTATCATTTTTATCTATTTTTGATGCTATCTGCAGCATATGTGAATATTTTTGATAATAGTGCTGCATCCAATCCATCATATTGTCTTTATGATTTTCGGGATATGGGTCATTTTCAATATCTGACCAAGCTTGACACAATAAAATGTCATAATATTCATCTGGTTGAAACTCCAGATCTGGCCTCCAATGGACATCTTGATTTCCAGTAAACCAAACAGAAGATCCTTGATGTGGCATTTCAAATTTCTCATCTTTGACATAGAAATCCCATTGCTTGCTAGACTTTAATCTAATTGTAGTAGTGTAAATTATTTTATTTGCAACTACATCTGCATGAGGTGGAAGATTTGGAGCTGCTCCACTATCATGAGAATATCTAGCAAAAATTAAAGCAACATTATTATCTGAAACAAAATTTTGACCAAGCTCTTGAGCTTTATCTTTAATTGCAGTTGCTATTTTAGGGTCCCACCCCTTGTTTAAAGTTATAAAACCATTATTTTTAAATTTAAACATATAGGCATATTTATCATTTTTTTCAATAAGCCCTTGATTTATTGTTTTATCTACATTTTCGTACACAAGATCAATTAAATCTTGTGTGAAAAAATTATTGATTTCTATGGGTTCTATTCTTTTAACTAACATAATCTTATTGTATCACGATTAAACATTTAAAAAGCTAAGGGGCCTAGCCCCTTAGCTTTTTATTTTAATTTACTTTGTTTTTGTAAATCCAAAAGAATTCTCATTTGGATTTAATGCTTTAAGAATAACTGGCAAGCATGCCGCTATGCCACCCTTGACTAAATCTCCTGGGTCTGTATTTCCAGTCATATATAAAGCAATGGCAGCGCCTAAGAAATGGCGTCCATAGCTTGCTAACGCTGCTAGAATTTTTTCTTGCATTGTTACCTTTCCATCATTATTAAGATCTTGTTTCATTAAAGACCTCCTATTTCTGGGCTTTGTGCCCAGGAATTTGGGTTTTACCCCAATATTAATTGTACCACTAAGCAGAAATATCTACAATTTCACAATTACCGTCTGAGGTGCATGCAAGTGTCTGTACTCCGCTAGTTCCGTCCTCTGTTTCATAAAATGATAAATCTTCCCATCTAATGTTTTTAGGCATTTTCAAAACAAGATTCTGATATTCTTCTTTTGTTATTTCTTGGTATGGAGCTTGTTTGTACGAATGGTCTGAATGCGGTAAGAATGAAATTCCAGATACCTCATCAAAATAGTGGTACACCCATGCACCAACCTCCATCCATTCGTCTTCTTTAACTGATACAGTAATAGATGGTTTATGTTCGCACCACTCACGTTGATAGGCAAGCCAAGTATTTAAATGATCTAGGGCTGTTAAATCATCTCTTACAATTGCACCCTCTGGTGCTTTTACTGGGAAAGAAAAAACATATGTTTGATCTGGCTTCATAAAATCATCTTCTACTGGAATTCCAACCTCTTTAAGAAATGTTGATAACGGATCTTTTTTGTCTCCACGAACTGTACGAATATAATACGGAGAATGCCATGGATGCATTCCAGAAGATACGCCTGTTAATTGAGAAACAGTTCCAGAAGGTTTAACGCATGTTATGGCTGCAGATTCATTAATGCCAACCCTGTTAGATTCCTCTTTGTTTACCTCTCTAGCCAAATCACGAAGTTCAGATAGAAAGGCTCCAAGTTTATCTAATCCTTCTTGTCCAGACATAAACTTATGACCAAACTGGCCAGTGATAGAAACACCAAGCAGTCTTTCTTCTTCTGTGTTGTCTTTCCAAATCTTACGAAGATATTTGAAGTCAGTTAGTGTTGATTGCCAAGTACCCAGAATTGTTGCTAAACGAACCTTGTCTTCGATCTCTGCAAGAGTATCATCTTCACGAATTACAACTTCAGAGAGATTACAAAATTGATAAGGTCTGAGGATAATCTCGGAACATGGATTGGTTCCGTAATGAATTTCAGGGTCTCTGCGTCCCCATCTTGCTGCTTGCTTTTGGGCAGCAGCCACATTGTATATGCCTCGTTCTCCCGACTTAGAATCATATAAATTTTTCCATTCCGCAATAAACTGTTCCATTGGAGGCTTACGAGAATATGCTACTGAATTATTTGATAGAGCACGTTGTGTGTTGTGTTCCCACCAGTTTCCTGATTTTGCCGCTGCCATTTCAATGTCATTGATATTGGACAAAGAAATCATTGCAGAACGACGAACCCCGCCAACGACTACAACTTCGCCAATCTTACACATTATATCGTGTGCCTCAATAGGTTTTAATTGACGACCAGCGGCAGCTTTAAACTTTGCAATAGTAAAGTCAAACAGGTTAATTAAGGGTTGCGGACCAGATGAACGGCCTCCCATTGTCTTAAGACGTGCCCCTGCTGGGCGAAGTTTTGATACATCAATTGCTGGGACTTGTCCTGCCCAAAGCATTGCTAAAAGCTCACGATAACCCTTTGCCCATCCAGTTTTTGAATCTTCAACAACAATGACAGTAGTAGACTTTTCAAATAATTCTGGGACGGCAGGAAGTTTATTAACATACTTATATTCAACAGAAAATCCAACACCAGTTCCACACATCAAAATATACATAGTTTCATCAAATGATCTAGGTGAATCAACGGGCACAAATGAGCAGTTATATCCTGCAACATGATCTCTGTCAAGAGCAGCACCTGCAGTCATTACTGCTCGCATTGATGGCATAACATTGCGATCATATACTGCTTCTTTTAATTCTGAAACTAGTTGTTTGTCAGGGAAGTAATTAAAAGATTCCAAATGCGAAAGCATAAAGGAAAAATATCGATCTACAGTTTCTCCCCATGTTTCCCTGCGATTCTCTTCTGGAATCCACCTTGCATATCTGGACAATGCAATAAAATTTTCATATGGGTTAGCAATAGTTTTTGACATTTATAATACCTTCTTTCCGCCTTGCGGTTTGTTTTATTTTAGTGTGAAGACACTATTCTATCAAAAAAAATTCTAGAAGGGAAGTGTTTTTATCTGTTATATAATAAATAAACTATAACATTATCAGTTAACTATAATTATATTTTTAGTCAACTAGCTTGACATATATCATAAAACAATGTTATTATTATAGTCCGTTATCTCTAATGGAGGAAATGCCAATGGAGAATATGAAAGAAAAACTTAGTGATGTTATTCATCATTATGTTGCAATAGCGGTTGGTTTAATGTTTTTATTTTCTGGTACGCCAGTTATTAATACACCGCCAGCCGAAGCTCTGATTGTAAAACCAGAGTCAAAAACAGAAGCACAACTGAAAAGAGAAACGCTGGAAAAATTCAGCAATACTGTATACAAGCCTTCGGAAATGTTAACAGACAATGAGTTGGTAAAACTTCTCAAGGCTGTTGGTTTTGAAGGAAACGCCCTTAAAATGGCGTGGGCCATTGCTAAAGCGGAGTCTAACGGACGCCCTATGGCACATAATGGCAACAGGAATACTGGAGACAGTTCCTACGGAATTTTTCAGATCAATATGCTGGGAACTCTTGGCACAGATCGTAAAGAGAAATTCGAATTGAGATCAAACGTACTTTTGTTTGATCCAGTCATAAACGCAGAGATAACGTATTATATGACTAAAGGCGGAATAGATTGGTCATCTTGGCCTAATTCTATACCAAAAGCAAAGAAATTGATAATTCAATTTCCAAAGTAGTTAGGAGATAAATATTAAGATACAGATAGTGTCTAAATATTTAACTCTTGCAAGAGAGGGTCTTGTTCCACAAATGGATTGTCCATTATGCCAAGGCCTTCTTTTTGCAAATTCGGACGGGGAAGACCAAATATTTATGTATTGCCTTTCTTGTGATTATAAAAAATATATTGGTATGCACCTATATAAAAATATGAAAGGTCTAGTAGATGCCATTAAAAAATGAATTTGATGAAAATTTAAGAGCTAAGGTAGCTAAAAATATACCATGTGTACATATGCCTGGATTATTGCTAGCGGAAAGAGCCCTAATTGTAGTTAAAGAATATTTAGAAGAGTCAAAGTCTCGTGGGCTTATCACCATAGATGACGTTTTGGAAGACATGAAGGTAAAAAATGGAGAATCTGAAAGCAACTAATTTAGAAGATAATTTGCCTATGGTAAATTATATAATGCTTCATAGAATTTATGACATGCTCACTTTAGTTGCTAACCTATTAGCAAAAGATGAAGAATCTAGACTTCAGATTTCAAAAATGGTAGAATATCATAAAGAGGGTTTCTTGCTGGGTCCCTCCCCAGCATTTAGAGCGGAAGAAAACAATGAACAAGGATAAAAATTCTGTAGTTGAATTAATGACAACTGTATACGAAGCAATGAATACTAGAATGGCCCTTATGTCGGGCATGTCGGAAGAAGAAACAGAAGAAAAAACAACACAGTCCAGGCCTGCAATAACTTATTACATGTCTGAGATATATGATCGTCTAGAACAAAATGACTTATTAAAGTATGAATAAGTGATATAATTATGTCATGCCAAGAAATTTTGCTAAAAAAATGTATGGCCCGTATTTTCCATATGATCACGGGCGAAAACATACTGATGAAGAATACCGAGAAAAAGATCTAGAGGCAAAGATAGAAAAACTTATCACAAGGATAATAAATAAATTTAAAAGGAAGTAGCCTTAGTTGAGCATTAGCTCCCAAGGCTATGCACGTGAGTGCAGCAGGTCCCGAATAGATCCGCCTCTATTCGGGATTTTTGCTATATATAAATCCTACCATCACAAACCTGTTACCAGAAATAATTTTTTTTACCCCGTGAGTGCATTCTTCTGATGTTTCATGAACTAAAAGAGTTCCTGATAAAGGCTTAAGAATAATATTTTTATCAGTATATACAACCTCTCCCCCCTCATAGTCATTGTTTAAATACAATACATATCCATAAACTGGAATTTCATTATTGTCAGAAGAATAATTTTCTTTGTCTGAATGTGGGTAAAATGCCCATTTGTCATTAGATTTTTTATATTTTAAAACTTGGTCTGGCACATATATTCTTTCATTATTTTTAATTAATGATAAAAATTTATTATTATATTTGTCTAATATTTCTTCTACTGTTTTATCTAAATTTATTTTTTTTGTAAAATGTATACTATGAGGCCAGCTGTTCCAGCCGTCTTCTAACTGACAAAAAGATAGTATGATTTGTAAATCTATCTTATCTATAAAATTTTCAATATAAAAAATATCTTTATCCAAATAAATTTTATCCATTAAAGATCTCCTAGTATTACGCTTTTCTCTATAGCCTTATTGTATAACTTGTAATGTTCTTCTAAAGGCAAACCTTTAATCATTTCCAGGTGGCGGTTATACAGAACATCTTTTTTTGAAGTAACAGTTTTTCTTTTGTCTTGAGTTTTAACGTGCCAACTAGAGTAGGATTTAAAATCTTCGTTGGTTAAGGAAAAGAATTTTCCCAATGAGTTACACAAAAATTTGGCAACCTTGTCTGTATTACTAATAACATCTTTAAAGTCAAAGAAGGTAACATTATGGTCTAGCATCTCAGAATAGTGATCTAAAAATTGATTACTTCTAAACTGCATTTGAGAAAAATTTTCCATTACATTTATGGATGTTAATGACTCAATTGGATCTCTTGCAATTGAAAAAACCTTAGAGTAATCTTTGCCTGCGGCAGACTGTATTTCATACATTCTAGATTTAAAGAATTCCGATGGAGTATCTTTATTTATTTTTACGTAGTGTCCAAAATCTATATCCAGGTCAGTATTTAAGTCTAAATACCATGATAGCCAATTTTTACCAGATCGGGGATAGGTTAAGAAATAAGCGTCAGGTTTTAAATTTACAATCATTATTTACCAAATAAACTTTATTCATTAAAGATCTCTTTTATCTTTATTTTTGTTTTCTATGTAGTTTAAGTTTAGCACAACACGAATATTTGTATCTGTTTGAGAGTATCCACTATGCATAATATTAGAATCAAAAACCACTAATCTATTTTCTAAGCTCCCAATTTTCTCCCCGCTTTCAAACATAGTAAATCCATTATTTGTGTTTAAATAAAATATTGCAGTGGTATGTTTCATTTTGCTATCGGTATGCATACCACCTTCAATATGAATAGGAGTTCTTGTTCCAAGATTTGCTTTTACTCTCAGTATCTCTTCTGGATTAATTTTATTTATTAATGGCATAACATCTGAATAAAAATTAGATTTTACCCCAACATCTTTTCTATACATTAAATTAAAAAATTGAAACTTATCTATTTCTTTTATTTCATTGGGATAGGCTACGTTAGGACTGTAGTACCATGGAAATTTTTCGTTATCTATAAAAACACTTTTTATTACTGCAAACTCTTTTTTGTCTAAATAGTTATCAAATATTTTGATGCTCAACTATATCCTCTTTTTTGTAAGTAAATCCAGTAAAAACTATTCTTCGTCCTCCAGAAAACCTTAAGACTCCATGCTCATATTCTTTTGATCCAGGATGACATAACAATGTACCAGATTTAGGTTTAAAAATAATATTTTTATTAGTATATTTAATTTCTCCTCCAGAAAAATCATCTGTAATAAATATTACAATACCTTGTGCAACATTTGCAATTACACCATCATGATCAATATATGTGTCTTCTGTATTGTCTGAATGTGGTTGCATTATCCATTCGCCATTAGGATTTCGAGGGCTTCCTAAGTTTTTTTCATCTCCATAAACTATAATTGGAGGAGATCCACATGACCTATAGAACTGAGTTTCATTATTTAAAAGATCTAATAATTTAGAATTATATTTTTGCCACAGATCACAAATTGAAGGGACTTCATAAATTTGATGAATTGCATGCTCATAAGCAGCTGATTTGGGAACTTTATTTACTTCTTCAACAATTATTTTTATGTCTTCTGGTGATACAAAATCTTCTATATAAAATATATTTTCTTCTAAATATTGCTTTTTAAATTTACTTTCTTTTCTTTTTTCTTCTACATTTTTTAAATTTAAAAAATCATGCGTAATGTTTTTAGTACTATCTTCAATTTTTGTTCCGTATGGAATAAAACCTTGAGATGGTCCCATTCTCCAAAAATGTGGAGTTATATATTTATATCCTTTAGGGTAAAGGGCTTCGTGTTCGTTTTCTAAATCAGAAGATTTAAACATAATTATGCTGCCAGCCTCTGGCTTTATTGTTAAGTTATGCTTAACAAATTTTAATTCTCCGCCCTCATAATCATCATTATAATAAATAACATATGAGTGTTCTAAATCATCATATGGGCAATCGGTATGAGGTCCTCTACTTGACATTGCGTTATATCTGCCAATTACATACCCTCCAGATGAAAGTTTTGGATTATGCTTTGTATCTATTTTCATCAAATCTGCATAAATTTCAGAACATTTATTAACTGCATCATCAATAGATTTAAAAACCCAATAACTATCTGTATACACTTTATCTCGATCTGCTACATTATCAATAATGTTATATATGCATTTTGCTGATCCAAAATCAGGAGAAACAATACCTTCTTTTTTCCAATCTCTTTCTTGCTCTAACGAAAAAGCATACTGGTTCCCCCAAGGAAGCCAGTCTGTTATCACATTATTGCTTGTTTTATTTATATAGTCTATAATTTCTTTAGAATTAGGTATTGCATTTTTAAAATAAAATATCTTTTCATTAAATACTTCATATTCCATACTATATCCTCCCAATTAAGTGAAAAAGTGCGGCGGAAAGTGAACCGAAAAATAGAACCATCAATATCCCTTATTCTTCCATTTATCACTATCAAATTCACTAAAGGATGCCAATAGGGCAAAACCCATTAATATAATGCCCACTATGCATCCAATTATGAAGACTGTTTCCATATATATATTATAATATATTTTTTATATATTGATATCTGGGGATATTAGATTTTAGCAAAGCCCCCCTTTCCCCCCGTTTGTAAAAATTACAAAAAGAGAGAAAGGAGGTTTATTTGTAGCTACACATCTGGTACATATTGAGTTTCAGTGTAAG